AAAAAGTAAATATTTATAATAGAATAACAAATAAAATAAAAATAAAATGCCAGAAATTTTAGAGTTTGACAAAATGTTCTATAAGAATTTTGAACCAAAGCTTGGTAACAGATTCATTATGGAAATCAATGGTATCGAATCATATATCATCAAAACAGCAAGTAGACCAACTTTCAGTTCAGAGGTAGTAGAATTAGACCATATCAATGTAAAGAGAAAGATTAAGGGTAAATCAACTTGGGATGATGTGAACATTACTCTTTATGACCCAATTGTACCATCAGGTGCACAGCAAGTAATGGAGTGGATTAGAACATCACACGAATCATTGACAGGTAGAGATGGATATGCAGCGTTCTATAAGAAAGATATCACTTTCTATTTGTTAGGACCTGTTGGTGATAAGATTGAACAATGGACATTGAAAGGTGCATTCATCACCTCAGCAAACTTTGGTGAATTAGATTGGGCATCAAACGATCCAGTTTCAATTGAATTAACATTGGCATACGATTACGCAATTTTAGAATACTAATCTATATTACATAGACATATACGAAAGGGGAAGCAGTAATGTTTCCCCTTTTATTTTTTTAAAAACCTAATATATATAATAAACAAAGTTATAAGATTTTATGGAACAAAACATTGAACAGCAGGTTACAAGAGGATTAGGACAAACAAACCCTACCCAAACAAAAACTTACGATTTCCCAACCGAAATTATCAGCTTACCATCCAAAGGATTATGTTATCCTGAAGGTTCACCATTAGCAAAAGGTGAAGTAACTATTAAATTATTAACCGCAAAGGAAGAAGATATTTTAACTTCTCCAAACCTTATTAAAAAGAATTTAGTAATAGAAAAATTATTAGAATCTATTTTAGTAGAACCAGGAGTAAAAGTTGATGACCTTTTATTGGGTGATAAAAACGCAGTTCTTATTGCAGCTAGAATGTTAGCATATGGTCCTGAATATAAAATCAAAGTTACTGATAAAGAATATAATGATGAAATTGATTGGACAGTAGACCTTTCAGTTATTAAAATTAAAGAGATTGATTATTCTTTATTAAATAGAAAAAATGAATTTAGTTTTACATTACCAAATAGTAAAGTACCTGTAAAATTTAAATTACTTACACATGGTGATGAAAATATCATTAATAAAGATGTTGAAGCAGCAGAAAAACTTACAAAACAAAGTAATGAAATTACAGCAAGATACAGAAGAGTTCTTGTAGAAGTCGATGGAAATAGAGATGTAGGATATATAAGTAATTTCGTTTCAAATAGATTACAAGCTAGAGATTCAAAAGAATTAAGAAAATACATAGCATCAGTTACTCCGGATTTAGATTTTAAATTTGAGTATACTTCACCTTATACGGGCGAAACGGAGGCGCTCCCTATACCATTTGGGAGTGACTTTTTTTACCCTACCGAGTAATTATTCCCTAATACTGCACGATAAAATATTTCAAATGCTTTACTACTCTAATGGTAGTTTCAATTGGCATGATGTATATTTTATGCCCATACGTTTGAGAGAGTTCTATTGGAACAAACTAATAGAAACAAAGGAAAAGGAAAAAGAAGCAAACGATAAAATAATTTCCAAATCAAAATCAACAACATCATCTTCTAGAGTAAGAAGAAGATAATTATCAAAAAGGTTTATATTTATATAAAATATAAAAGCAGAACCATGTCCAAAAAAATAAGATTAGATGAAATTGGATTTCTAAAAAAATTGGTAAATTCTTTTTTTGCTGCAAAAGCAGATGAAAAAGAAGATAATTGGATTGATACATTAGCAAAGCATGATGATGAACTTGCCAGATTATTTGGTGATTTTAGTGACAGATTGGATAGAAATTATATGGATACTATAAATAGAGTAAAAAAACTTGGTTATGATGTACCTACAAAAAACAGAAAAGATACCGAAGTATATAGGGTTATGAGTAAGTATCTTGAAGAATGTTTAGATAGAAGATATTCTAAAAAATAATTTCGCAAATATAGATGGCGACAAGAGATACTGAAAAGGAGATAGCACGATTAAAGGAAGTAAAAAAAAGACTTGAAGAAGAACGTGCGCTTAATGCTCAATTAGCACAGGAAAAACGTGAACAACTTAAGGAGGAACTCGCGACGCTAAAGTTATTGTATGATGAAAGAAGAAAGCTTGAAAAGCAAGGTAAAGCACTATCACAGTCGGATGAAGATTATTTAAAAACATTAGAAGAAGCGGTAAAACCACTTACCGATATTAATAAAAAATTAAAAGAGCAGGGTACTTTAATTGATGCTAATGAAAAAAAGCAAAAAAGACTTTTAGAAGAATCCGAAAAATTATTTGAAAGTACAAAAAGACAATTAAAACAAAACTATCAAGTTAATAAATCTTTAGATGATTTAGGTAAAGCTCTTGAAAAAAATAAAAAATTAAATCAACAATTTACGGAAGGGTTTGCTGCACAAGAACAGCAATTAGATGTAATAAATAGTATATTATCCAAAAGGGGAGATATTACAGATAAAGAACTTGCCAATATACAGAAGTTTAAAAAAGCACAAACTGATTATCAAAAGGGTGTTGCAGATATTCAAAGGGCAGTTGCTGAACAAGAAATGAGTGCCGAAGCTGCAGCAGAAGCAGTGAAAAGATTGAAAAAAACATTTGTTAGTGTTGGAGAATCTATGGAGTTCACATCACAGCAAGGTAAAGCTATACAAGTAGCAATAGATGGTGCAGTAAAAAGTGGAGAAGATTTCGGTAAAAAATTAGAAAAGGTTAATAAACGAACCGCAGATATTAAAAGTGGTTTGGATGAAATAAAAGGCCAGATAGGAAGTACTGTGCCTATGGCTAAAGAATTATTAGATGTATTTGGTAAAATAGGTAAAGTAGGATTTTCTGCAGCTGCAGCAGGATTAGCGGCAGCAGCGGGTAAATTTTTAAATGAAAAAACTGGTTTACTTAAAGGTATGCCAGGAGGAGATAAATTAGAGATTGAAAATAAATTTAGAAAAAAAAGCCAGAAGCTTGACTTTGAATTAGAAAAAACGAATCTTGAAACTGAAATTGGTTTCATGGATAGGGAATTTGAATTAGATAAAAAATACGCTGAAAAGGATTTTGCAAGAAGTCAAAGAATGGCGGCATCTATGCACGCTATTAATATGGCGAATAGGCAGAAAGAGGCTGCAATGACCTTTAAGAGTGAAGCCAGTATGGCTTACTTCGGTAAAGCATTACCAAATATACAATATGCAGCAAATCAATTACAAAACGCAGGTATAAGTGCAGATACAATAGCAAACGCATCGGTTTCAATTGCATCTAGTATGGGTGTCGGTGGAAAGGAATCCGCTAAACTTGGAACTGATATGGCTGTGTTTGCAAAATTTGCCGGTATTGGTGCAGAGGAAGCTGGAAATATAACCGAATCATTCAAATTAATGGATGGTGTATCGGCAGGTACTGCAGCAAATATGATGCAAGGCGTTAAGGCAATGGCAGAACAATTAGACCTTAACCCAGGAGCAGTAATGAAAGAGATGGCTAGTGCAAGTGAAATTGCATTAGAAATGAATATTAATAGTGGTAAAGCATTAGCAAAACAAGTAGGATATGCATCTTCATTGGGTGTTTCGTTCTCAAAGATAGCTAAAGCGGGACAGAATATGGTTTTAAACTACAAAGATAGTATAAAATCAGAAATGCAATTATCCGCATTATTGGGTAAACAAGTAGACCTTTCAGAAGTTAGAATGAAATTTGCAGAAGGTGATACAACCGGAGCAATGGAAGCGTTGAAAGCTCAAGGGCTTGACCCTAATCAAATGGATATGTTCCAAAAGCAAGCATTACAGCAAGCAACAGGAATGGATATATCCGATTTATCTAAAATTGGAAAGGGTAAAGGTAAAGATACGGAAGCATTGGATGCGGCAGCAACTAAAATAGATAAAGCAAGTATACATGCAGCAAACAAACATCTTTTAGCAGCCGAAACTACAAGGCAAGTAAGTTTGGATAACAAAAAGTTTGCTTTAGAGCAAGCAACAGCAAGAGCACAATTCGATTTAGAAAATGCTATGAAATTGGAAGCTCTTAAAGATGAAAAGGAGAAAAAAAGAGAAGAACTAAAATTAGAACAAGAGAAAAAAGAAAAGTTATTACAAAATGAAATAGACCAATCAAGAGCAAGACAAGAATTAGCACTTCAACAAGAACTGGCTAATCTTGGTAATACTATATTAACAGAATTAATTCCGGCATTAATAGCATTTGGAGCAACAGGTGGAGCAAATGCATTGGGTGATTTGATGAGTATGATACCTGGTAGAAAAGGTAAGAAAGGAGGAAGAACAAAGACAAGAACAAATAAACCAAGAACAAGACCGCAAAGTTCTGCACAAAGAAGAACAACAGCAATGGCATCTGCAGCACCAAGACCTGCAGCACCATCAACACCGGCAGCACCTGCAACAAGAGCACAGCAAGTTGCACAATTGAAAGCAGCTAATCCTGGAATGACATCCCAACAGGCATTACAACAGGTAAAAGCAGCACCTGCAGGTGGTGCACCATCAGGACCAGCCGCAGCACCACCAAAACCACCTACAGGAACACCAAAAGCACCAACAGGTGGAGGAGCACCGAAAATTGCAGCCCCTGCAGCACCACCAGCACCGGCAATGCCACCTGCACCAAAGATACCACCTGCAGCACCAATTTCTACACCTAAAATGAGTTGGTGGGATAAATTAAATCCTAAAAAGTTTTTAGGTAAAGTAGTAAATGGAGCAGGCGGTGTAGGAAAAATATTAGGTTCGGTTGCAGGTAAAGTAGCAGGACCATTAGGAAGTGCATTGGCCGGATTTAGTATGTATAAAGACCTTTCCGCATTGGTAACGATGAATGAAGGACCTCTGCCTGATTTGTATAAAAATGTGGGTGGAAGTGTAATGAGTTTAGTTGGTTCCATATTGGGTGGTGCAATTGGCGGTTCTTTCCTTGGACCTATTGGAGCAATGTTAGGAAGTACATTTGGTTCTACTATATTTGGATGGTTGGGAGATTTATTCCCAGGCATTCCAACATTTTTGGGTGAATTTTTAGTTGATACTTTAGGATTGTTTGGTAAACCAGGTTCTGCAGTACCTAAAGCAGAAGGTGGAGGAGGTGGAGCAACATCCGCACCAACGGCAGCAGGTGCAACATCAAAAGCAACCGCAATAGTTGGAACATCACAGGCAGTTAAAGCTGCAGCAGCACCAACAGCAGCACCTGCGGGTGGAGGTGGTGGTGCACCAAAATCAGTACCAGCTCCTGCTGGAGGTGGTGCAAAAGTGGCAGCACCTGGAGCAACAGGAAGTTCAACGAAAGGTTCTGCATTGGCTGGCGGATTGACCGGAATGTTAATGGGCGTTCAACTACAAAAAATATTTGGACCTACAAATAGTAAAACGGAAGGATTTATAGACCAAGCAAAAGCAGATTCTGCAAAGCAAACTCAAGCAATACAATTACAAACAAAAGCAATTACTAATGCAAAAGGGTTACCAACACAAGATACAACAATGCAACAACAACTTAACGACCTATTAAAAGTAATGACATTGGCATACGGAGATGGTACAGGTGGTACTTTTGATATATTATTGGATGGTAAGAGAATATCAAAAACAATAAACAAAGTTAATTCAAATAGTGATTTAACAGGCAATAATAAGGGTGACGGCGGATAAAATAAAACAATTTTTTTATTAGAATATTTATAGTAAATACAAAACTATAAATGGCAACAATTAGAGACCTTTTTAAAAGCCAGAAAAAAGACCTTTATGGATTATCAGGTACAATTTTAATTGAATCCAGAGGTATTATAAATGCACCAAGAGGTGCTGCATTACTTACATCTTCTCCTGATGGATTGGCAGACCTTGCTTTATTAAGAGATTCAGTTGATGCTAATGAAAAATATTATATAAAGCAATCGCCTGCACCTGGTTCGGTATTTGGTAAAATTAAATCAGGGGGCAGTTCACCTTTAGGAGCGGTAGCCGCTTTGGCAGCAGGCGCAATAAATACATTTGGTAGTAAAAAAGGAATCAATAGATTAAAAGAAAAATTAAAATTTAAAAAACCTGATTCCGATAAAACATACGGACCACAATGGACGACCGATGAGTTGGGTGGTTCCAAATTAAGAAGTGAGGATTTCACATTCAGCCAATATGAGCCAGTATATGGTGAACCAGATGCCGACTTGGCCAAGAAACGTTACACAGGAAAAAAAAGACCGGAGGAATTCGCACAGATTGGAATAAAAAAGAGGGATGTGACAAAAACATATGATAATGCCAATGATGCCATAAATTCAACGGTAATTATATATGATGATAAGTTAGATAATTGGAAAAAAGATAATAATAAAGCAGGAATAGTAAGTGTGATTATTAAACCATATGGTAAAGATTATAATTTAATTTTACCAGGAACTATAAGTGGATTATCAGAAGATTTTTCAAATGAAATACAAAATTTTAAATATGTTGGTTCACCATTTAATACATATAGATTTACAGGAGTTGAAAGAAGTATAAAATTTGAATTAAAATTATACTATACAAACGAAACTGAAAAAATTACAATGATTACAAAAATTAATTCTTTAAAAGAATTAATGTTTCCATATGATTCAATTTCAGAAATGACATATGCTGATAGTAAAACATCACAAATAGCATTCAGTCCAAATCTCATTTATTTGAGTATAGATGGATATTATAAAGATATATTTGGTATTATGGACACGTTATCAATAAGTATAGAAGATAATACATCTTGGGCACTTAATGATTTTGAAGAAGATTCAAAAGATAAACCTTATCCGACAGTTGTGAATATAAGTTTTGGTATGAAAGTAATTGAAAATCCAGTTATAAAAGATAAAAGATTTAATTATAATTTTGATGGTAATGGAATAAAAACTGCTTCAACCATTGATTTTGAAAAAAACAAAGACCCTAAAAAATATTTAGCAGAAAATTTTAAATCATTTACACAAAGTTAAGAAATGGCAAATAGATACATTTATACTGATACAAAAGAAGGTAAAGATAAAAAAAGATTTATGCAAACAACTATATATCCAAAAGTTTTACCAGATGATAATGATTTGTATATAATAACGGAACAAGGAGATAGATTAGATATTCTTGCTAACACATATTATAAAAACCCATCTATGTGGTGGGTTATAGCAACAGCCAATAATATAAATGATGCAAACTTTTATATTGAACCGGGTACTCAATTAAGAATACCGGCAAACATATCAAAAATATTAAATGATTTGCAAAAATTAAATAAATAAGTTATATGGGATTTCCGTATTTAGCACCTTTAAAACCTTGGATTAAAGATATATTAGAAGAAAGAGAAGAAAATAAAAATTTAAAACATCTTTCTTCTCCGTTCATTGTGCTCACAAGTGGTGCAAAAGTGGTAAAATCAACTCCAGAATCGGATGCAGAAAAAAGAGAAGATAAATTAAAAAAAATTTTAGAACATAAAGAACCGGCTACATATCACGGTTGTATTATAACAAATGCATCGGGTTCAATGAATCTATATGAACAAAATGAAACATCGTTAGGTTATGACTTTAAGGGTAAAAAAATAATAGTTGAGGGAGAAAAAAATAGAAGAGTATCACCACCCATCATAGAAGGATTGGATGTTGATACCGATGGTGCAAACAATACTTTAAAGACAGCAAAAATTACTGTAAAATGCTTTACTTTAAAGCAACTTGAAATGTTTGAAATATTCTTTCTTAAACCAGGTATGAACTTATTGGTAGAATATGGTGATAATTCTTTAAATAGAAGAAGTGGTATAAAAGAAATAAAAGAACCTAATAAAATACCAACATTTGATAGAATACAAAGAAGCGGAAAAATATCGGATGGTGAACATTTCAATAGAATAGAAGATGCCCTTATTGATAAAAAAGATTACAATAAATTTGTTGAAACATTTTCCGATTATTATCGTACAACGACAGACTCCCTTACAGAATATTTGGGAAAAGTTCGTAGAACATTAGGCACGTATGATTTGGTAGCTGGAAAAGTTACTGATTTTAACTTTGAAGTAGATGAAAATGGTGTATATACCGTTACACTAGATATTTCTCAAGGGAATCAAATGACATTAGCAATACCTTTAAATAAAAAGACAGGAACAAATTCAAACAACAACGCACCATCTACAGCAGGTACACCAACATACCAACAATATTTAGAAAGTATTTCAGTTGATTTAAATTTACCTGAGCTAAAAGATACAATGGCGCCCGAAGATAAATGGAAAAATCATCTTTTTAACTTTGGTAAATTAAATGAAAAACAATCAGATACATCCACATCAAACAAACCATATATTTCATTTCATTTTATTATAGAGATATTAATGAATTATATTGTAGATGTGAATGGAACTATTGATAAAAATAGTTTTAGATTTGATGTTCCAACGTATTATATGGATAAAGATAAAAAGAAACCAATTAAATGTATTCCAATTTTTTATCACAAAAATATTATATCATCAAATGAAGATATAATATTTCCAAATAAAACTTTACCTGATATAGTTGCAGCAGAAAAATCAACAAAAATAAGCATAAATGATAAAAAATCAAATGATGGAAGTATTGGAACAGGAGCAAATGCAATTGAATTAAGATTAAAAGATGGTACAACACCTGTAAATGAATTGTGGATATCCGATGGTTCAAAAATAGAACCGGCTGATGATAATAATAACGATATGTTATTGGGAAATGCTGCAAATATATTTCTAAACTATATTAAAGTTGTAGAAATGTGGCAAAAATCAGGAACTAGAAGAGAATTTTTGTTTAAATTATTGGGGATGCTAAATGATAATGGTTATGGTTTTTATACATTAACATATGGTAACATAAACGATGGTTCTTTGGGTGAAGCTGGTACTATACGAGATGATAGAGGTGGTATGTTTGGTTCCGCAGCACAAAAAGATATTTACAGATTTAAACCGGGAACAATTAATTCAAATGTAAGAGCATTTTCATTTAATTTTGAATTGAGTAATTTGGTAGCAGGTAGAACGGTATTTAATGCACAATCCGCATTAATGAATGCAGCAAAAGGTATCAAAGCTAAAGATGGAAAACAATACAAAGATGAAATTGGAAAATTACCTTTGGATGAAAAAGCATATAAAAGTGTTGATTTTTCTATGTATGCAAATGCCGATGGATTTTATTCTATCAATCAAATAGATTACGAAGCAATAAATAAAACTTGGAAAGAAATAACATCAAAACCAAGAGATGAAGTAGACCCAAATAAAGAAAAAGAAGAAAATGAAGCTCAAAATTTATCTGAAATTATTAAATCAAAATCTACAAAATTTAAAAAATCAAATGGAAATGTTACAATGATTTATAAGGATGATGCGTTTTTAAGAGAACAGATGCATACGACAATTAAACCAAAAAGTACGTTGTCACCGATAGATATTAATTTAGAAATAGATGGATTATCTGGTTTAAGTTGTGGTGAATATTTTGAAATAGATGGTGTTCCTGAAATATATAATCAAACCGGTGTTTTTCAAATAACAAATACAAAACATAATATTTCTCCAGATGGTTGGAAAACTACAATCGAAGCGGGGCATAGAATAGTTAAAAAAGCATAAAATGTATTCTAAATTAAAAAATATTGAAAAATTTAATATTAAGAATCCTAAAAACTTCATACCAAGCCCAACGGAAGAAGATTATCAAATAGGATTTATTAGAAGATACTTTGTAACAAAAACTGCAGATTTATCTGGATTTGTATATGAAGTAAATGCAAATGATTTTGAAAATTATTTAGAAAATCCAAACTTTATTTGTACCGATATGAAATGGAGAATAAGAGGACCATTGGAGGTTACATATAAAAATACAGGAGAATTGGATGATAAAGGAGTAAAAAACTCAAATAAAGTTGCAATATCATTATCTGCAACTAAAATAAAAAATATAGGATTGTACTTACCAAACTTGTTACAATTCTATAAATAATTTGGTAAATAAAAAGTTTTTTTGTATATTTAATTATAAAACAGTTATTATGAGCAAATACAAATTTCTTACAGAAGAAGAAAGACAACAAATGACCTTTGATTGGAGATACAGAGGTTTTACAAATTTAGAATTACTTACTGAAGCAGAATGTGATGAAATAAATGAAGAACTTGATAGACTTCGTTTAGAAAGAAATGCCGCTGAGCCTGAAAAATGGCAAGAGTACGAACCATTTATGTACCCACACAAACTCTCACCAAAATTAGAAAAACTATTTGCACACCCTAAACTTATTGAAGCGTGTGAGTTTCTTATGGAAGGTGAGGTAGTAGGTATGCAAACTTGGGCATACTTTAAACCAAAAGGTGAATTGGGTAGAGACCAACATCAAAATGGATTTTATACGGGCTGTAAACATAATGAAATTATTAATACAGCATTGGCATTGGATAATCACGATCCTGAAAATGGTTCGGTTTGGAACTATGAAGGTTCACATAGATTGCCAGTTTTACCAATAGAAGATAATGAGGAAAGAAAAGCAACAAACACTGCAAACTGGAGAAGTGAGAGAGGTAAAAGTTGTGTAATGCCAGAAGGACACGATTTTCGTAAAATTCCTGGTGTTTTGAAAAAAGGACAAGTAGCTCTTTTACACTCACATGTTGTACATGGTTCTGACCCAAATAGAGATACAACCAGAATGAGAAGAAACTTTTTAGGTGGTTACTTAAAAAAGGGTGCATATTTTAATCCAGGTCAACAAATGAAAAGAGAACCAATTGATATTTACGAATTAAGAAAAAAGCATTGGGGAGAATAATTGGTAATCTCAAATATTTTTAGTATATTAGTAGGGTATGATGAATCTGATTGAAGATAAATCTACCCTACTTTATTTTAGTAAGGGTGGTAAAAAAATAAAATTATTAATACCCGTATGGAGTTCTCATAAGGCACACCCATTGGGAACTCGTATATCATTCTATTATTACAGAACCGAATCAGAAGATGGTATTATAAATCTAAATCACATAGATGCAAAGAAATTATCAAAAGTTGAAATAAATACATTTATTGATAATGATACTATAATTTTAGACAGTAGGTATATTAGCAATTTAGGATATGATTTTGAGTGGTTATATTTTGAAGAGTACGGAAAACCATTCCTATTCAATGAGTTTGCTGACGGGGTTTATAGAGGGTATAGAAGAGAATTTACGGAACTGAATGATTGTATACCTCTAATGAAGTGGTATGAGTTATTAAATACCCTACCGGACTTGACTTTAAAGACAGATACCAATCGTAAATATTCATCAGCAATTCGAACATTGGGAAGGCTCGAAGGGGCTGGGGTAAAAGTCGTAAAGGAAAAATTTATTGATAGTTTTAATTATCCCGAGCAATATCTCCGTAAGAATGATATCGTATTCACACAATACAATCCATACACAATAACCGGTAGACCCAGCAACAGACATTTGGGTGTAAACTACTCTGCGTTAAATAAATCAGATGGTAGTAGAGAAGCATTCGTTAGCCGGTTTCCGGATGGTACTTTGCTTCAATTCGATTACGAGTCATATCACATACGATTGATTGCAGGGATGATTGGGTTCAAACTACCAACCGATATTTCGGCCCACCAATACTTTGCGAACCTATACGGAACGGATTACGAAACGGCAAAGGGGATTACATTCCGTTATCTTTATGGTGGATTGGATGATGAAGCACGTAAGATTCCATTCTTTCAAAAGGTTGAAGGATGGATATCCGAACAATACCAAAAGTTCATAATTTCCGGCCGTTTAACGACACCCTTATTTAAAAGGGAAATACATTTTGGTAGAATAGAGGGAGCGACTGAACAAAAGGTATTCAACTATCTTCTTCAAGCATTGGAAACTGAAGTGAACTATATGAAGATAGAACAATTGTGGGATAAGTTGGGTGATAGAATGTCCCGTCCGATTTTATATACATATGATGCCTTATTGTTTGATGTACATCCGATTGAAAGGGATGATATAATTCGTATCGTTAAAGAGGTTATGGAAGGGGGTGGATTTCCGGTCCGAGTTTATGAAGGAAAGAATTATAACGATTTGGAAGTAATCGGATAAAAATTTATATTTATATCATATATTAAGTAAAAGAATGTCCAAAATGATGAATAATTTTGATGATATCCTATTAGAATTAGGTTATAGAGTTCCAGAAGGGATTGTAGATTTAACGAAAGAACATCAAGTAAATGAATTGGTAAATATCCTTAAAGAATATGGATATACTGATGTAAATGAACTTGCACAAAAAGCAAGAGTTTATTTTAGTTATCTAAATGAAGTAAAACCAAAAGTTCCTGTTGATAGAATAATGAATCAAACGGTAACTAATACCGACACAAAAAAGAAAATAAAAGTTAGCTCTGCCTTACAATATAGAAATTCAGATAAACCAGGACAACAAGCAGCATTCCAACAGGCACAAGCTATGTTTCAAAGCGCAGGCTATACTGATAAAGAAATAAATAAAATAGCAGGTGCATCTAAGCCAGAGCAGCCAACTGTAAAAGGTACGCAAGTTTTTGGTAAAGGAAAAGGTGGAAAAGTTTTTGAACCTAAAGGTAAAAAGAAACCTGTAAAAGTCCAACAATATAATTCAAATAAAGGACTTGAACAGATGGGAAGTAGAGATGGAGCATCTTTTGATGGATATAGAAGTGGAAAATTAAAAGCACCCGGAACAGCAGCCGGTGCGTTTCCGGAAGTTGGTGGAATGCTGGTTGCTGGATATTTAAGACAACATCCAAATGCAAGTGATGAAGAATTAACAAAATATTTAGACGATTGGGCAAAGAAGGGAAAAGTTACAAAAGCATCATCGGTTAGTGGTGGAGATAAAATGACCGCAGCTGTACATACTGGAAGAGCCATTTACGAACATTCAAATAGAATAGCAAGCGAAGAAGGTTATGACCAAAAAAATACAACAGTAGAAGGATATTGGGGTTCAGAGGACTCAAAAATTAATGCAATAAAAAGGATTGAAGAAATTCAAAAGAAAAATCCAAAAGCAACTTTTAACGGAATGAGTGCCGAAGAATATAAAAAAATTATTAGAGAGAATGGTGCAGGAGAAAATCCAACCGATAGTATGGTTATAATATGGGATGGTAAATCTAATAATGTTTCCTTTTTACACATTTCAAATAAAGTAGGTTCAAATAATATACAGGCAAATTCATCTGTAAAGCAAACATTTACTAGAGCAGCCGGTATTGTTGACCAATCGGATTTAAACCCACAACAAAAAGAACTTGCTAAACAACAAATTAGTAAAAGAGCAAATAGTGTAACAAAATTACAAAAAGAACAAATTCAATACCAAACATCGTTTTTACCTAAATTTTCAAAATTAACTTCATCACCAAAAATTTTAAAAGAAATGACAAAAGATATTTATGGTGATGATGTAAGACGTGGACCGGATGTTGATAAACTATTTACTGATAAAGGTGGTATTGGAAAAGAATGTAAAAAAATGCAAAAACCACATCCTGCTTGTAAATTGGTTGGTAAAAATGCAAAACCAGAAGTTAAAGTTAAAGCGATGTTTGAGTTTTACAAACAAAATCCACAATTGGCGCCTGCTTCTGTAAGAGAAGTTATATCCAGAGTATCAAGCATTCAAGGTAAAGATGGTAAACCAAAATATAAAGTTGGTTACAATCCTGAAGTTATAAATCAACTTTATGGTAAAATGAATGATGAAGTTGAAAAAATGAGACAGGATATGAATAAAATAAAACCTGGTTCAGGGGATAGAATGTTGGCTAAAGATTTCGCATCTAGATTACACCTTACAATCGCAGAAGGTCATAATCCGGGTGGAATACCACATGATAAATTTATATTAGTTATGGGTAACAACGAAGCTGATATTTGGTATGATAAAAATGGACAAGCATATGAAAAGGCAAACAATCAATACTATAAAGTTAATGATGATGGTTCATTAGATAAAACCCCTACTAAATTAAATCAGAGAGAAATTAATAGAGGTAATATAGCAACTATTGGTGATGATAACAACTTTAGACATTGTTTAGGAGTTCCAGAGGGTAAATCTATCGAAGAATTTACAAATGTAAAATACGGAAAAATTAATACAAAAACAGGTATTCAAAAAGCTCACATATTTGATATTAATGGAAAAGAAATAGGTATGATGACTATTAGGAGTAAGCAAGGACCTGGAGGTGATGCAGCCGATACTTTACAATTTTCCAAATCAATGCAAAATTGTATGCAAAAGCAAGAATATCTTAAAAAGCGTAAAAAATAATGAACACACAATTACTTTGCCTATTTACGACAAAGGAGAGTTTAGATAAATCATACGAATTTATAATCCAAAACTACACTCTAACCAACCCAAACATTTTTGTTTTGGAAAGTAAAACCAGACCTGATGAAGTATTTATTACTTTTAATGTAGAAAAGGGTTCTGCAGCAATACCTTCTGAATGGAAAACAATACTTGTCCACAGAAAGAAACAATCAAACACAATATATACAATTAACGCACTTAACGAAGTGGTTAAATCAAAAACAGGCGGACAGATAGATAACTCTTATATGATTGATTGGGAAGAGTTCCGTAATTGTATATTAACAACATCTAATATAGGATATAAAAAAATACCAACCAAAGTTTTCAAAAGTTTTAATACTGAAGGAAATTTGGAATATTAAAATATTTTTCCTATATTAGTTGATATGGCAAGAAAAAGAAAATTCCAACCTATTGAACTGATAGTCGAAGACCCATCAGAAGTGTTTCAATCACATAGACAACAGATATCCAAAGCGATTGTTGAGGGGGTGGATTATGGAATTAAATATAAAAAGAAAAGAGTTGATTTTGCAAAAGTAATCATAAATGATATATTGGTTATAACACTTTCAATTGATAGCAGAGAATTTGCGGATTTATTAGATGAACAACTTCAGACCCTTATTGATTTTGAAGAGTATGAGACTTGCGCATTATTGATGAAATTAAAAGAAAAGTTAAATGAAAAAGTTACTAAAAAAGCTAGAGTGGTGGTTTGATTATTATATCGCTTACTTTTTGTACAGCGACAGAAAAAAACATCATTATTACAATTATATAAATCAAAAATACAATTTTATGGGAGAGCATCATGTACCTTTAACAATTGGTGAAGATGGATTGGTTACATCCGTTGGAACCAGAAAAGATATTTTCGAAACTTGCATTATGTGTGGTAAAACTACTGATGTATTAATTGATACACATATTGATTACCGATATGGTTATGTAGAAGGAGCAGGACAGTGTTGTAGAGAGTGTTATCAGGGTAGTAGTACAAAACTTATTACAATAGATGAAAGGACAATTTTAGATACACCTAACGATTTTGAATTAGGAGCAAAAGTTAGGGAAATGTATTGGGATAGTAAAAAGTAGTTATGAAAAAAGAAGATGAAATTTTTTTAGGTGGAGGAACAAATTTAAATATTCAAACATCTAAAAATGTAGAATTAAGAGAAACTTTGATTCTTATCAATGGACAAAAAGAGCCGATTGAATTGGATGTAAAAATAATAGCAGATTTTGATACGATACCTGAAAAATACCACGAAGTTTTTTTAAATATTATGACTTCAAAATATTACAATAAAGTATCGTTTGGTGATAATCCATTCAGTCAATGTGTTCCACCTAAAAAGAAAAAATGGTGGCAAATTTGGAAATAAATAAAAATAGGTTATATGAAAGAAGAATCAGCAGTAGAATTTTGTGAAAGGGTATATCCCGAAATGATGGATGAATTTAAGAAAATTCAATCAGAAATGTATGAAACATTTTGTAAGAAACAACGAAACTATGGACCTGGTAATATTTCCGTAGGAACATCTTTAACAACAAAAGAAGATGTAAAATTATCCCTTACAGGACTTTGGTTTAGAATTAATGATAAAATTCAAAGATTAAAGCAATTAGTAGTATTGGGTCAGCCAGATGAGGTTGGAGAACCTATACAAGATACTTATCAGGACTTATCGGTATATGGTATAATCGCACAATTAGTTCAACGTGGAAAATGGGCAAAATAAAAAATCATATATAGATGATATATTATCATCCAATGTGAGAGAACCTTTCTTATTCAATTGTCAACCAAATTCAAATGATTTCTTTGTTATTGATTATAAGCAATTAGAAAATCAATGCCCAAAATTAGGATTAAGAGGTTATTGGAAATTTACAAATCAAAGGTCAAAATTAAATATAATTGAATTATGTGATTATTTACATACACTTAATAAAGCAGTTGTTTTATTTTCACCAGAAGAAATTAATTTTAATTTAGAAAGTATATCTTTTTTTGTAGAAACGTGTATTAATTTAAAAATAAAAGTATTTGTTTATTCATTTAATTCTAATATAAACGATTACTTAAAAATAAAATATCCAAATGAATTTGGAACATATATTTTAGCAAATAGTTCTGATACGTTAATAAATGGTGGTATTATTAATTGGACTGTGTTTTATGATAATAAAAATATTCATAGAGATATTAAGTTATTATTTCTAAACTACAATAGAAAAATAAATAGAGATTTAATCATTACAAAATTAAATAAATTAGGAGAACTTATTAACGCGGAAAATTATATATCATATCATAACCATCATACTTTTGATGAGAAACAATATTATAAAGTATATTCGGATTACGCTATAGAAAATAACATTGATTTTGATTTTTTAAAAAATTTAAATTTATCTCCAAATTATGTGAATGTACACGACCAAGGAAAGGCTCAGTATGATGCTCAATTATTACATTTAAGGTCAAAATTTAATATTATATGTGAACCGTTTTTTGGAATGAGTAATGACCCTATGAATTTTGAATATTATAATCATACGATTAGTAGAAAAACTTTATATCCATTGTGTTATAAGAATGTAATATATGTTCACTCTCATAATGGATTATTAAAGGAAACTCTATCAAAACTTGGATTTGAAACATTTTTTGATGAATTTGATGAGTTTATTCAAAATATGAATGATGAATTTTATTATTCAGAAGAAACACAAAAAAAGCTTGAACATAATAGAAAAATGTTTGATAAATATACAGGTAATGCAGAGAATGCAAGATATCCCACAGACCGTCAAAATTTCGTAAAATTAACCCAAGAATTCAATGATTTTATGGGTAAAAAATAAATTTGGAAAATACGAAAAAAAGTCGTATATTTACTATGTAAAAAGCCAAAAAGGTTATATTTAGTTATGTAGGTAGTAGCTACTTAAACCTTAAAACTTAAACAATTTTTTAAACTTTAAATTAACTCTTTACAAAGCAACACAAAAAAGTCTGACTCCATTTGGAAGCCAGCAAACGGAAAATCACAAATTCGTATCGTTCCTTACAAATTCAATAAGGACATTCCGTTTATCGAACTTTATTTCCATTACAACATCAACAACAAGACGTACTTGTCACCAATGTCATTTGGTAGACCTGACCCAATCGTTGAGTTTGCAGAAAAACTTAAACGTACAGGTGATACCGATGATTGGAAAGCAGGTAAAAAGATGGAACCAAAATTGAGAACTTTCGTACCAGTTATCGTAAGAGGTAAAGAAAACGAAGGTGTTAAATTCTGGGGATTTGGAAAGACCGTTTACCAAGACATTTTAGGATATATCGCTGATCCTGATTACGGAGATATTACAGACCCAATGACCGGTAGAGATATCGTATTGGATGTAACATCTGCAGAAGAATCAAACGCAGCATATCCAACAACAGCAATCCGTATCAAACCGGCTCAAACAAAACTTTCTGATGACCCTGCAGTTGTAAAACAATTGTTGGAAAATCAAAAGAACATTACTGAATTATATCAGGAATTATCATACGCTGAACTTAAATCAGTATTAGAGAACTGGTTAAATCCAGGTGCAGCAGCAACTGATGATGAGATTGTTGAAGAATTAGAAGCACCAAAACCAAAAGTAACCGCACCAAAACAATCATCTGTTTCAGTTGATATGGGTGGTACGCAAGAAATTGGTGACCTTCCTTGGGAAAAAGAAGCACCTGCTAAAAAAGCAGATGATGTAGCATCGGCATTCGATGATTTATTTAACAATTAATAGGTTACAAATATGGCTAAAGTACAGGAAGATTTGGCAAGCATTCTT